GAAGAGACTATGAGCGAAGAAGTTGATATGAATCGTTTTAAGCTTCTTGCAAATACTGGTCTTGTTGCAGATGACGATGTTCAAAGACTCGTTCTTGCTTTCAAAGCTCTTGAAGCAGGTCGTGCTTTAGGTCAAAGCCAAAAAGACATCATCACTTCTACCTTTCAAACACTCGTTAGCATCGTAACAGGCGATACGAGTATACTAACAAAGGTGAAGCGTGCGCTTCCAAAATCTTAATCCTATTTCGGCTTTACCCACATTCAATCATCCGTTCCGGAACTTTCAGGCAACAAGTATAAAATCTAATCTCACCTTGATCTTATTATAAAAGTTAATATTATTTATTATACCAAAGTCTGCCAAATTGTAAATAACAAAATATGCCAACCCAATTTTTATCGTCTGACAATACACTGACTCGTAAAGCGGCTCGCTACGAAGTTGGCATGCTTGCTGATCAGCTTACACCTGGAGGATCGCTTACAGACGCATTCGGTCGCCTGCGTATTTCAACTCCATTTACTGTATTTGACAGTCAACACCGCTATGTTGACAACGGTAAATGGGATACGTTCGCTGTAAATGGAGCGAGCGCAACACATATGCCTCTCGAGAGCGCTATGAATCTAACAGTAGTTCCAGTTACTGACAGCGAAGTAGTTCGTGAAACTCGTCGTGTAATGCCTTATCAGCCAGGCAAAAGCTTGCTCATTATGTCAACATTTGCGATGGCAACTCCAAACGCGAATTTAAGACAGCGCGTTGGTTATTTTGGAGCAGAAAATGGGATTTATCTTGAAAATTCTGGTGGCTATAACTGGTTTGTGCTTCGCACATCAAGTCTTGGCAGCGGCATTCAAGAATTTAGGGTTCGTCAAGACGACTGGAACGGAGATAAGTTTGATGGCTATGGCTATAGTGAGCGTACTCTAGACGTTAGCAAAACCCAGATATTTTGGATTGATATCGAATGGCTGGGAGTTGGAGACGTGCGTTGTGGGTTTGTGTCTCATGGTAAACCAGTAGTCGCTCATACTTTTCATAATGACGGAGAGCAAACTACTGCATACATGACCACAGCATGTTTACCGATTCGATACGAGATAAAAAATCTTGGAAGCGCGTCTGGCACAATGAAGCAGATATGCTCTACAGTAATTTCAGAAGGCGGCTACGAACAAACGACACGACAATGGGCAGCTACTCGCACTTCACCGATCGTGTCAACGACTGATTGGAAACCAGTTGTCAGTATTCGACTTAAAGCTGGAAGAACTGACGGCATTGTCATACCATCACAAACACATATTGTTGGTGACGGCAATAACTCGATATATGAGTATGCACTAATCAGAAATGCTGCTATTTCTAATGGAAATTGGGTCACCCACGCGGCAAGCACTGGAGTAGAGTATAACGTAACTGCTACTACTATGACGATGACGAATGCTAGCATAGAGGAAAGCGGTCTATTTGCCAGTTCTAACCAGTCAAGTCAACTCGTAAACTCAACACTTGAATATAGATTTGACCATCAACTTGGTCGGACAATAGCTGGAGTATCTGATACATTCACACTCGCTGCCAGACATCTTTTAACCGGCGGAAACATGTATGGCACACTCAACTGGAATGCTATCGTATGATGACTTTTAAAAGTTACATATACGAAGAGGCTGAGTATGACGGCCGTACGGTGACATTAAATAAGCCGTGGCGCAGCGACGACGAAAAGCATAAGTTTTATGTTTACGTTCGAAACGAAAAAGGTAACGTAATCAAGCTAGGATTTGGTGATCCAAAGGCAGAGATCAAGCGTGACGATCCCGAACGTCTTAAAAACTTTAGAGCACGTCATCAGTGCGACACCGATATAGGTCCAAAGTGGAAGGCGCGCTACTGGAGCTGCAAGTTTTGGGAAAAGGGAAAGACTGTTACTGATTTATTATCGAAATAAAACACGATATAAATTATAATATGCAGTTGGTAAATGAGTTAAATGATAAAAATTTTTTAGTCTATGCGGCTAAGCATTATAACAATCCGCGTTGTCTAGACATAAAAGAATTTCATACTGATCTTTCTCATTTAAAATATATTAAAAAATTATTTAAGCGCTACCAGGACAAAGGTATACTTCAAGAACGGTTAATCTTAAACCATCTTATTATACTGCATAATATGTTTTATCCTGAAGCAGCAACCCGTATGTGTTTTAACCGGGTAAATGAACACAGCTGGCCGGCTCTTAAAACATTTTTACTCTATCTCAACTATATTCCAGAGGGAGAATATATAAATATACCTATTGATCTATACGTAGCTCGAACACTTCAAAAAATTTAAAACTATGGGACTCCTAACACGCACAACTGATACTGTATATGCATTTCGTTTTTTACGGCTACTTACGACTCCATGGACTAAAACTGGAGCCTATAAAATGGGTCTTATAGACGATAATGGAAAAGTAATAAGAAAGCCTGAAACTAGCGAAGAAAAAAGCAAGTATAATATTTTTCATAAGCTTGTCTTTAATGTTAAGAGAATGTTAAATGCATTGCCATTTGGCAAAACTACAATAGCTTCTTATCTTGCTGCGCTCTATCTCATCAAAGAAAAAACTGGAGTTTCTGATCGTGCTCTTGCTAAAATACTTAGAGAAGCAACTGGACTTGATCCTCGTGCCATTCAATTAGAAGAATCTTTTTGGTACGTTACCGAAGATAACACTCTTCGTCCAGGCACATACACTCTAACACGTGACTTGCCACTACATCTAACTGGCGATATGTTAGCACTTAAGAAAACATCTGTTGTTGTGACAGAAAATTCAACTCCAATTGGAACTATTTTTGGCATAAATGTGTATGGTGCTACGCATTGTAAAACACGTCAAAAGGTATTAATAACTCAACACGATATTAAGCAATGAAAAATGAAGAAGTAATTACGGGAGACATCGCGATGCCACCATCTGACTATCCAAAAAGTGGCGCAACTTGGAGACTGTTTAACGTGCCGAGCGACGTCTTTAGACGCTTTGAAACCGGGCGAAATAAATTTGAGCGCTGGAGTAAATATCTAGACCTAGCTGACGAAGAGCAGTCTATGCTGTATAATTATGCAAAGAAAAATCGCGGACACACTGTTGTATTGCGAGATTCGACAAGTGGTGCCCTACGTAGTATACGTAAGCGCGCCATGAATGAATCACACGACTTGTAAAATATTATTTACAAGTCGCATTTTTCTGTTTATAATACATATCTGCTGCATAGCATAACATTTTCCAATATGAGCACAACACAACACAGTATCTTTGAAGAACAAATTAGTCGTAAACCAAACCATTACCCATGGACAGAACAATTTATTGAGGCCATGCACAACGGCTTTTGGACCGACAAAGAGTTTAGCTTCAAGTCAGACGTGCAGCAATTCAAGGTTGACCTAAACGACCAAGAGCGCGAGATTATAGTGCGTACACTGTCTGCAGTCGGCCAGATTGAAGTTGCAGTAAAAACATTTTGGGCTAAACTTGGTGAAAATCTGCCTCATCCTGCTCTTCAAGATCTTGGCTATGTGATGGCTAACATTGAAGTTATTCACAACAGTGCCTACGAGCGTCTACTCAGCGTACTTGAGCTTGAAGACGTCTTTGAAGAAAATCTTAAGCTTGAATGGATTCAAGGGCGGGTTAAATATCTTCGTAAGTATACTCACAAGTTTTACAAAGATTCAAAGAAGCAGTATCTCTACGCATTGATTCTTTTCACCCTGTTTGTTGAAAATGTTTCGTTGTTTTCACAGTTTTACATCATCAACTGGTTTGCTCGTTTTAAGAACGTTCTTAAAGACACAGACCAACAAGTCAAGTATACTCGCAACGAAGAAAACATTCATGGACTTGTTGGTACAAAGATTATCAACACTATTCGTGAAGAGCATCCTGAACTTTTTGATGATGAGCTTGAAGCACGCATCGCTCACGAAGCAGAAGAGGCATACAAAGCTGAAGCAAAGATTGTTGACTGGATGATCAACGGTATAAACGAGCCTGGCTTGTCTGCTCCTGTTTTAAAAGAGTTTATCAAGAATCGTATTAACGAGTCTCTTGTTCAGATCGCGTTTAAACCAGTATTTGAAATTGACAAAGAGCTGTTAGAGTCCACGATGTGGTTTGAAGAAGAGTTGCTTGGCAATAACATGGCAGACTTTTTTCATACACGTCCTACAGAATACTCCAAGAAAAACCAAAGTTTTAGCGAAGACGACCTATTTTGATGTGATATATAGATTTAGATTATGAGTGATAAAATATATTGGTTAAATAAAGACAGTAGAAAATTTTTAGAGAGAGGGTATCTGTTAGAAGGAGAGACTCCTGAACAGCGAATGCAAGACATTGCTGACAGAGCACAGGAGTTATTAGATGACATGCCTGGTTTTGCAGACAAGTTTTTTGACTATATGTCAAGAGGATTCTATTCTCTTGCTTCTCCAATCTGGTCAAACTTTGGTCGTTCACGCGGCTTGCCAATCTCGTGCTTTGGCAGCTATATACCAGACGACATGAATGGAATACTCACAAAGATTGGTGAGATTGGTACAATGTCAAAGGTCGGAGGCGGCACATCAGCTTACTTCGGCGACGTACGCGGTCGTGGAGCGCCAATCTCTTCTGGCGGTGCGGCTACTGGAGTGCATCATCAGCTTACAGTATTTGATTCGCTTATAAACTATGTGTCACAGGGCAACGTTCGTCGTGGCTCTTTTGCTGCTTATCTGCCTATCGATCATCCTGATATTGAAGAGTTTCTTAAAATTCGTTCTGAAGGCAACGCGATTCAAGACCTGTCAATTGGCGTATGCGTGTCAGACGAATGGATGAAGAGCATGATTGCTGGTGACAAAGACAAGCGTAAGGTTTGGAGCACTGTTATCAAGAAGCGGTTTGAGTCTGGCTACCCTTATATCTTTTTCTCTGACAACGTCAACAACGGCGCCCCTCAGATGTACAAAGACAAGGGACTCAAGATTCATGCAAGCAACCTTTGCACTGAAATCTTTTTGTCCACATCTGAAGATGAAAGTTTTGTATGTGACCTGTCTTCTCTTAACCTTGAAAAGTGGGATGAGATTGCTGAGACTGATGCAGTAGAGACGCTTGTCTATTTTCTCGATGCAGTAATGTCTGAGTTTATCTTAAAGACTGGATTGCCTGGCAACGAGTTTATGAAGGCGCCTCGTAAGTTTGCTATCAATCAACGTGCACTCGGAGTCGGCGTGCTTGGTTGGCACTCGCTTCTGCAATCAAAGATGGTGCCGTTTGAATCGATGGAAGCAAAGATGATGAACAATCAGATTTGGAGCACTATTCGTGCCAAGGCTGATGCAGCTACCTCAGAGCTTGCTAAGATTTTTGGAGAACCGTCTATGCTTGAAGGCTATGGTCGTCGCAACTCTACAACACTCGCTATCGCTCCTACTACAAGCAGCTCCTTTATTCTAGGACAGGTATCGCCGAGTATCGAGCCGCTAAACAGCAACTATTTTGTCAAAGATCTTGCAAAAGGCAAGTTTACCTATCGCAACCCGTATCTCGAAAAGCTACTCAAAGAAAAAGGTAAAAACGATCAAGACACGTGGAAAAACGTGCTGTCTCATGGCGGCTCTGTGCAACATCTTGACTTTCTATCACAGGAAGAAAAGGATGTGTTTAAAACGTTTGGTGAAATTTCTCAAAAGGAAATTGTCATTCAAGCGGCTCAGCGCCAAAAGTATATTGATCAAGGTCAGTCACTCAACTTGATGATTGCGCCTACAGCAAAGCCAAAAGAAGTCAATGAACTGCTTATGTTTGCGTGGGAGCAAGGCATAAAGTCACTCTATTATCAACGCAGTGCAAATCCCGCACAGGAACTTGCGCGCTCAATCTTAACCTGCAGCACGTGTGAGGGGTAAAGAGTATATAAAACTGTCTCCGTTCTGGTATGCTGTTGGTATGTTTATAGTCATACCATTCGCAGCAATACTAATGTCAGTTGCTGCAATCCTTTTGCTGATATTTTGGCCAATTATACCACTGTTTAGTTATTTTGAAAGAAAACAAGACAAAAATTTTAACGAATAAATAACATTATTCATGATAGAAAACAATCGATGCCCCAAATGTAAATACGTCTATGAAGTCTCTTGGGACGATGAAGATGACAAGTATTATTGCGATGACGAAGAAGATTTTGAAGATCTAGAGCGTGAAGAACTCTATCCAGAATATTGTCCGTTTTGTGGAACATATCGCATCTATGGCACAGAAGACGACTCTCGTGACGACGAGCTTTGATATATAGATTATGACATGGCTGTACAATGAAGTTCCATTTACTCGTGAACTTGCTCAAGAAAAGATTGACGAAGGATATATCGGGTTTGTGTATGAAATTACTGACAGTTTAAACGGCAAAAAATATATTGGCAAAAAGTTGCTGTCTAGCACACGAAAGCTAGCTCCGCTAAAAGGCAAAACCCGCAAAAGAAAAAAGTGCGTGCAGAGTGACTGGGAAAAATACTATGGCAGCAGCGAAACGGTAAAGGCTCTGGTAGAGTCACGACAGTCAGACTTTATTCGTCGAATAATATATCTCTGCAAATCTAAAGGCGAACTATCCTATATGGAGGCGAAAGAACAGTTTGACCGCGAAGTGCTGTTGACTGATGACTTTTACAACGAATTTATTGGCGTAAAGATACACAGCGCCCACGTAAAAAGTTTATGGAAAAAGTAGTGTACATTTGAGTCACTACAGTATATAATTATATCATGATACTAATTGACTATTCTGGAATCGCAATCTCTGCCATATTTTCCCAATCTCGTCCTGGGAAAATTACAGAAGACTTTATGCGGCATAT